TGTTAAATGAAATGTTAAATCAAACAATGAATGATGGCGAATGGAGAACTATGGATTCTCAATTTGGGTCTAATCAAGCACAACGATGGGTGGATAATGGTTCTACCTCAGTAGCACCAACTACTGATATAGATGGTAAACCGATTGATACTAATAACGAACAAGTAGCGGCCGCAGTTGGAGCTATGACAAAAGATTATTCTCAATTAATGAAAGCTATTGAAAAGAAAAAGGGTAGATAAAAATGGCTAAGGCGAGAAAAGAATATTTTTACAATCCAATAGATTTTGAGCCCGATGTGGCCGTTGGTATAAAATTACCATTCTCTGGACTACGTGGTGGGTTATTTGATTTATCATACTCAACCGAAGAACAAGCCATATCTAATTTAAAAAATTTGTTACTGACGAGAAAAGGTGAAAGATTATTTCAACCTGAGTTCGGTTCTCAGATATACGCATTGTTATTTGAACCAATAACATTAGATTTAAAACAAAGATTAGAATCTGGTATTATAGAAGATATCAATTTCTGGCTTCCCTACATAATTATTGACAAGGTAAACGTTACACCTGATGAGGATAGAAATTATGTTGGTATCACATTAGACTTTAGAGTCACAGAACAAGGTGCTAACGAACAAATAATATTATATGTAGATTCCGCAGGAACTGCAACTATAGAATAGGAACTTAAATGGCAAAGGCAAACAAATCAGATTTAGTCCAAAAGGATGTAAAACTTATAGGTAAGGACTTTGGGGAGTTGAGAAAAAACTTAGTTGATTTTTCTAAAACTTATTTCCCAAACACCTATAATGATTTTAATGAATCTTCACCTGGTATGATGTTTATAGAAATGGCATCGTATGTAGGTGATGTATTATCCTTTTATACAGATACTCAGTTGAGAGAATCTCTACTAACCAATGCAGAAGAAAAGGCAAACCTTTTTAATCTAGCTACAACATATGGTTATAAACCAAAAAACGTTTGTCCAGCATCTGTTAATTTGGATTTATTTCATTTAGTACCAGCAAAAGGAAGTGGTGTAAATGTGAAACCTGATTTTGATTATGCGTTAAAAGTTGCAAGTGGAATGAAAGTTGGTTCTGATTCTAATGGAAGTGTAGAGTTTACAACCCAATTTGGTGTAGATTTTTCTGTATCATCATCATTTAGTCCAACAGAAGTTTCCGTTTATCAGATTGATGAAAACACTAACGAACCTATTTATTATTTATTAAAAAAATCTGTTAAGGCATCAAGTGGTGCTGTTAAATCAGAACAATATACATTTGATTCACCTAGAATATATGATAAAATAAAAGTAACAGATGATAAAATAATTAAAATCAAATCCATAATGGATGATGATGGAGATAGTTGGACTGAAGTTCCGTTTTTAGCACAGGATACTGTATTTGAACAAATAGAAAATAATGAAGATAACTCTACTAACTTACAACCATATAGTGGAGAAACTCCATTCTTATTGGAATTGAAAAGAGTACCTAAAAGATTTATAACTCGATTCGAATCAGAAACAGAATTGGTTATACAGTTTGGAGCGGGTATATCATCTAATGCAGATGAAGAGATAATTCCTAATCCTGACAATGTAGGTTCTTCCTTATATGAAAATTCAGGTGATTTAGACCAGGGTATAGACCCGTCTAATTTTTTATATACAAAAACATATGGTGTTGCTCCATCAAACACAACTCTTACAGTAGAATATTTAGTTGGTAACGGTGTTGAGGATAACGTACCTGCTAAAGATTTAACATCGATTAATAGTAGGGTATTTGAAAATGATAATACTATAAATCTAAATCAAGATACTTTAAGATTTATTCAAAACTCATTGGCAGTTACAAATCCAGAACCAGCTGTTGGTGGTAGAAGTAAAGAAAGTGAAGATGAGATTCGTAATAATGCAATGGCCTATTTTGCAGCTCAGAACAGAACGGTAAGTAGAGAAGATTATATTATGAGATGTTATGCATTACCACCTCAGTTTGGTTCTGTTGCTAAAGCTTATTTAGTACAAGATTACCAAATAGAAACAAAAGGTAACGGAAGTTTTTCACCTCATGCTATATTACCAAACGACCCTATACCAACAATCGTTGAAACAGAATCTCCAAATCCATTGGCTCTTAACCTATACACATTAGGTTACGATAAGGATAAAAAGGTAACTCAGTTAAACCCTGCTACTAAAAACAATTTAAAAAATTATCTATCTTATTATAGAATCCTAACCGATGCTGTTAATATTAAAGATGCATACATTGTTAACATTGCAATGAATTTTGATATAATAACTTTACCAGATTACAACTCTAATGAAGTTCTTTTAAGGTGTATAGCCGCACTAAAAGATTTCTTTAATATTGATAATTGGAAAGTAAATCAACCAATAAACATATCACAGGTTTATGTTTTATTAGATAAAGTAGATGGAGTTCAAACAGTACCACGACCTAATTCTGATGGAGAAGGTGGTTTACAAATATTTAATAAATTTAATGGAAACTATTCACCAAACAAATATGATTTAAAGCCGGCAACTAGATTGGGTATTATATATCCACCTAAAGACCCTGCTATATTTGAAGTTAAGTATCCTAATGTAGATATAAGGGGTAAGGTTGTAACTCAATCTTTCTAAGGAGAATAATATGATTTATAGAATATACGGACAAAAAGATACTACGATATACGAATCAAACCTGCGTAAGAATCAGAACACAGGTAAAGATGAAATATTAGAAATTACCAAACTGTATGATGAAGATACAAATTCAATATGGGTTGGTAATAGTAGGGTATTAACCACATTTGATTTAACATCAATATCACAATCTATAGTAGATGGTGATATTAGTGGTAGTATAAAATACAAACTAAATCTAACATCTGTCGAAGAAAATGAAGTTCAATCAGAGTACTCATTAGATATATTTCCAATATCTCAAAGTTGGTCTGAGGGTATTGGTAAGTGGTTACATACTCCTATAACCAAAACTGGATGTAATTGGGGAACAACAGATGGTAATACTATTTGGAATGTAAATTCATCTAGTATCTTCAATGGGTCATCTGTATCATCAAACCCAACAGAAGGTATTGTACTATCTCAAACATTTGCGAATGGAACAGGTTCAACATTTTTAACAGAATCTATCAACGATATTGCTGGTAATTCTCCTTTTATGTTCGTAGAAGATGAGAGGTTGGTTGTTTCTGCATCTAACTTTTCTGGTACTACTTTGATATTTCCGTTATATTTAGAAAACGCTAAAACATATGGAGTTCAATTTCAAATAGACCCAAAAGATTATACAGATGTACAATTCAGAGTAGAAACACCTGATGGTCAAATCAACGGTTCAGATGTATATACAGATATGGTAGGTAATATTACAACTGCTTCTACTCAATCATTTGATTTAAATACTACATCTGAAGGTGAACATAAATTAAGATTCACATTTTTTGATAATGAAGGTACTTCTAAATCAACAACTGGTATCTTTGATGAAGTATTTGTTACAGAAAAAGATAGTAATACTTTAATATGGGAAACCTTCTCAGTTAATGAAGGAAGTTTTGTACAACGAAACGTAATTAAGGGAACTGATAATTCAACACCATTTCAAGGTGTAAAGAATTCTAAATTACAATTAGAAGCAAGAAATATAGCTGGTGCTGATGCTGAATACTCAAAACATTTAGAAAGTAGTTTACAATATACAATTACATCAGAACTCAATTTAGGAACATTTCCATCGTTTGGATTTACAATGTATGATGTTAATGATTTAAAAATGAATCCTTCACAAGTGACAGGGTTACAGAGTCAAATAACAGCATCATCAACTCAATCACTTGTATTTACACCACCGAAATCGGGTACTTATAGATTCGCATACACTTATTTCCAAAGTGGTTCTGGTGGAGTTACCGGGTCTATTGATAACTTTAGAATATCGTATTCGGGTTCACTACCAATTGTACCCCAAACAGAAGCTTCATACTTTAAAAATGAAGGTGGTGGTACATGGTACACTGCATCATTAAGTAACACAAACGTTTCTCAGAAGTTTACCAAATACACAACGGATTTAAATGCTGATGTTACTGATTATGTAAATGATTGGATAAATGGTTCACGACCTAACAACGGATTTATAATCAAAAGACCTATTGCAGAAGAAAGTAGTTCTATTAGATACGGCTCATCTAAATTCTTTTCTAATGATACTCATACAATTTACGTTCCTACATTGGAAGTTCAATGGGATGATTCATCATTCGTAACAGGTTCATTATTGGAATTAACAGGAGATGATATTGTAATCTATCCAAAGAATTTACTATCAGAGTATAAAGAAAATTCAAAAGCTAGAATTAGAATTGTAGGTAGAGAGCGATATCCACAAAGAAGTTTTTCGGAATCTAACCCATATACTACAATTAAATATCTTCCACAGAATACTTATTACCAAGTAAGAGATGCTGAAACTAATTTAGTTATAGTTCCATTTGATACAACATATACGAAAGTAAGTTGTGATGCAAACGGAAACTATTTTGATTTTTGGTTTAATACTTTACAACCTGAGAGATTCTATAATATGGAATTCAGAGTCGATAGAGATAACAGACAACAGTATTTTGATGGACACGTATTTAAAGTGGTTAGATAATGGCAATAGAGAAATCAAAAAATAAAGTAAAACAAACTGAAGCTACACCGAACCCTAGGCGAGAAGAAGTTAAAGTAATTGGATTTTCTGCAGAAGAATCTCAAAATATAATTGAGCCTGATTTAAATCCAATTAGAAGAAACTCGTCTAACCAAATTATATCATATACACTTCCAAAGAATAAGCTTAAAGAATCATCCGCCACACAGTATGGTAATGTTTTAATTCCTGCTGTTAAATCTCAACTTAATAAAATACAGTTTAATAGAGTTATGGATAATGATATTGAACAGTTTACACGAACTATAGATGATATTGATATTGAGGTAAAGTCTATTAATAGTGTATCATTTCCAGAATTAGAGTTAGACCAGATTGAAGACGAAACACCATTAGCATTTAATGGTGAGTTGGTACGAATTGGTACAACTCCATCTACAATTTTTTATATTGAAGAAGGTAAGTTTTACACATTTCAACAAGGTCACTTATGGCACATTGTTGCAGAACGATTAGGTAAACCTATGGGGTTTCGAATTGGAGATGACTTTGATTACACACCAGAACCAGGTGGTGTAGAAATTGATAGAGGTATGAATCAGTATAGTTTATACAATGATAATACATATAAGAGACGTACAATTGCGTATTTAGAAACAAATAAATACGGTGGTGCATTAACCAGACAAAAAATATTAGGTGAAGATGGTAATGATAACGTTGTTTATCTTCCATTTCATAGTGAGGTGGGTGAAAATGCATTTGAATCCATTCAGGTGGGTGGTGCTGATTCTACTTTAGTTCAATACTGGCGTCACAAGGGTAGAAAGATAAGAGAAATGTTTACGTCAGTAAATACTGAATTAAAAGTTCTCTTCCAGAAATTAGATACTGAGGGTGATGAGAGGCAGTTAAGATTTAAAATATTTTATAAAGATGGTAGAATGGAAGTCGTTGAACCTAGTTGGGTAAACGAAACAATATGGAATGGTGATATACGAAAGGCCTATAAAATTCCAGGAAGTTTTATAACATCCGATATAAACAAAATAATAATTCAAGACTTTGTAAAATATAAACCATTTATGCAACAAGGAACACCTAATGAGAAACGGTGGGCCCTAACTGGTACACCTGGTGGTGGTGCTGTATTGTACAAATTTAATTCATCTGCGGATGAATGGCAAATAGATAGTGGTAACAGTGCAGTACCATATTCTATACTTGGTCAAGATTATTTCTGGAATGGTAGTTATTATGAAGAATATATTCCACCACTTGGAACTGCATTAATTGATTATCAAATGATGGATGGTAACTTAATAGCTCTTTATGGTAGTGATAGCGATATGAGAGGTGGTGATGAGTTAGTAGATGACCTATGGGAAGCTGCACAAGATACATTAGCTAAACTTAACATAATAAGAGGGTATCAGAATAAGAAAAGTTACAACACATGGTTTGATAAAATAGGAAACAGGTCATCATCTAATGATGAGACTAAATTAAAAGATGTACTTACACAAACGGCTCAAGATATTTTAGATGGTGGTACAGGTTACTTATCAGGTAATCCATTTAAAAATGCTAACCTTCCAGAAACAGGAACTAATTCCAATGTTACATTAAATTACTACGACCTAACTGCAAATTTAGAATTGTTGATTAGTAAGAACTCACTTATAAACACTGGAAATAATGGTGTACGAAGAGATTTGGAACAAGCATGGGAAAAGGGTGATGGTTCAGCAACATTTGGTGGTTCTTATGTTAGTAACTCTGAAAAATCTGATAATAAGGCAAATGTAAATAGAACAGTAAGTACTTGGAAAGCGTGTATTGAAAAACGTTCTAGTGGTAGAGAAGAAAAAGATTTATTAAGATTATTAGGACACACAGCACGAGCTAAAATCCGTAGCGGTAACGGGAGAATTATATAATGGCATTAGATATTTACATAAAAGGAACTGATGTAGTAACATCCAAATCTCCAGTAGATGCTCCTGCTATATATTCTATTGAAGATTTAGAGAGAATTGAATCTATACAAACGGATTTAAAAGAGGGTGATTTACAAATAGCTCAAGAATATCACATATACTCAGGTGAAAATCTATTAAAATCTAATGATAAATCACTTAGATATGAAATAAACACCAAAGCTGATAGTAACAACAGCCAACCGTATGATATTTTACTAACACCTGAAAAAGATGTAAGACAATCAAATATATCAAAAGGTAATTTTTCTGTAGTTTACAATTTCTTAGATAAACAAACAGATAAGTTAAAAATAGAAAATATATCTGCAGATGCGAGTGAATTACAATTAGTAATTGATTCCGAAAAAGATGGTACTGTAGACTCTTACGAAGGGTTGAAGGCAATCGAAAATCTATATTCAGATGGGTTAGGGTTACCCGAACTTAGAGATGGTAATACAGAACACATTCAGTATGTTTTAAATTTTGGAAACAATGATTTAGCTGCAATTACACAGTTTGATTTTAGTTTAAATGAAAGAGAAGGGTATCAGTTAGAAGAAGTTGATTTCCCAACAGATAAATATCAGAATATTAGAACTAGATTCTATCCAATGCAAAATTTAGATGGGTATTGGTGTGAAGTATATATAGATGATGAAGAAATTTCTGAAGTAGAAGGTGCTATTATAGTAGAAGAGGTAGAAGATGCAAATCAAACACCAAGTATAGTATCGTTTGATAATCCACTCAAACCAACTGATGATAGTGATTTAGGGAAAGCTTTACAAACCGATGCTGGTAAGGCAATTATGGATGCTGCTCTTGGAAAAACCTCAAAAACATCTACAAAATCAGTAGCTGGTAGTAGTAAAACAAATGTTACAAATACAGAAGTATCGAACAAGACATCTAAAATTATTAAAAATCCACAGGTAAAAGACCCTTCTATAGTTTCAGATGGTGCGATTTTAAATAAAGGTTCAGATAAGAGAGCCTCTTTTAAAGATAGTCTAAATGATAGATTACTTGTATCAATCTCACCACAGAAAATAAGTAAAAAATTTAGAACTACAGGTAGGGGTTCAAAATTTGTATTAGATTTTAATGATAACGAAGAATTAAAATGGATACCTGTTTTTGATAAATTAGAACAACAATATTTTGAATTTGGTAATGACGATAAGGGATTTCCAATAAGACCTAATTCTGATTACACTAAATTACTTAGAGGAGTTCCTATATCATCTGAAGTACAATATAATAATCCAAATTTTAAGAACACTGGTACAGAGGAAGAACCAGATGTAAAACTTAATACGGTTACAGTAAAATTGTACAAACCATTAAGAGGTGATTTACAAAACAAAACACCACGTATTGAGAGACTAGTAAGAGATTCTTACATAGAAAAACTATTAGTATATCCAACCTCTAAAAAATTAGTAGAAGATAACTTTTCCGAACCTAACTTTAAAATTGATATGGGTACTTATGGTAAGTCTGTAGGTACTGATTTAAGAAGTTGGAATGATTTATTAGATACAAACCTATCAACATCTCAACAGATAGTAGATAAATACATAAGTTCATCATTTGAAAATAATATAAATGTAAACTATTCTGACTTTTCAGAATTTGTACATTATTCATCTGCAGTAGAAAGAGTAAATAACTTTAAATATAAGGTTGAATTGATAGAGGGGTATGAAAGTAGAATAAAAACTTTAGAATCCGTAAGTGGAACTGAGGCACTAACAAACATATCACAATCTATAGTAAGAAAAAATAACGTAGTTAGTGGTATGGATGGATGGGAACGTTGGATGTATAACGAACCATCTTCATCACTATATACACACTATAGTTCTTCTGCATTTACAATTAGTCCTTGGCCGAAGTATAGTGCACAACCAGTAAATTTATATTCTGTAACATCATCATTGGCCATATCACATTATAATGGGTTAATTGATTCTGCTAGTTACTTTGATTCTATGAATGATGCAAGGTTAACCAAAACAATACCAGCTTCAATAAGTGAAGATACACTTAATGCTGATTACTTATTGTTTATTGACATGATAGGTCATCATTTTGATATCACATGGGCGTATGTTAAAAAGTTAACATCTATTAATAGTAGAGAAGAACATCCATACGATGGTATGCCGAACAACTTACTTTATGATGTGGCAAAATCAATGGGTTGGAAACTAACACATGGTAAGGATAGGGAAGAACTTTGGAGCTATGCTTTAGGTACAGATAAGTACGGTAACCCACAACAATCTGGTTCATTGGCGGCCAAACCAGTAGAACAATATACAAATGAAATTTGGAGAAGAATTGTAAACAATATACCATATCTTCTTAAATCAAAAGGTTCTGCTAGAGCTGTAAAGGCATTAATATCTACATATGGTATTCCACAAACATTCTTATCAATCAGAGAATATGGTGGGCCTGTAATAGAAGATAAGCGACAATTTTGGGAACATGAAAGATTTGTATATCATTTAAGATTTGATACTGATAATTATATGGAAGTTCCATTTGATAAAGTAAATGATATTGACCCTAACACATATTTGAACAGAGACCCTAACCCAATTGATACGATTGAGTTACAAGTTCAACAAAATAAGAATAGAACAACTGCTGTTTTAAATAAAGATAAAAACTTCGGAGTATTATACGAATCTCTATCTACCGCAAAAACTGGTAAGAAAGGTAATATACATTTTTACCTAAGTGGTAGTAGTGGTTATAAATCAGCATCTATTAATAATGTTAGTTTATTTGATTCTAAGATGGGAACATTGATTGTTCAAAGAGAAAAATCAGTAGATGATATTACACAAGATAATGAATATAAATTAATTTACCGTAGAAGTCGTAGAGATAATATTATTGTAGATAAATCTGCAAGTATCTTTATTACAGGTTCAACCGAACCATCTTACAACGCGGCGTGGACTGGTAGTGGTACACTAACTGTAGGTAAGAGTTTCCCAACAGATAATACTCCATCATTGTGGGGTAATACTGAGTATCTAAGTGGTTCTATACAAGAATTAAGATATTGGGCAAACCCATTAAAAGATATTGTTATTGATGAACACACTCTTGCAAGAGAATCATATCATGGTAATTCAGAAACCTCATCTTACTTTGATTTAAAGTTTAGATTTTTACCTGATTCAAGACTAAAGAGTGTAGATGTTTCTGATTCACAACCATCACAACATCCTAATCAAAAAATATCCACACTATTAAATGGACAGATATTATCCGCATCATTACACAACTTTGAATCAGATGATTTAAGAGGTGTAACCGAAGAGTACCATACAAAAGTACCATCGGCAGGAGCAAACAACATTATGAACAACAAGATAAGGGTTGAGCCAAATAGATTAAGAGGAATGTTAGATGTTGATGAAAGAAAAGAAACTTCAAAGTTTGATTCTGCTCCAAATGATTCCAATGTATTAGGTGTTTATCTATCGGCTACAAAAATGTACAATGAAGATATATACAACCACACAGGTTATTTTGATATAGATGATTATATTGGAGACCCAGATGGTAGAGAAGGTTTTACAGAACAAAACGAACAATTAGATTATTTAAGAAGACAGGTATTTAAAAAGTATAGTACTAAGAACTTAATCAATAGTACTATCGATATATTGGCAAGATATGATTTCTCTGTATTTGAACAGATTAGACAAACTGTACCAGCCAGGGTTGATTACAACTCAGGTATTTTAATTGAACCACATATCTTAGAAAGACCTAAAGTTAAATCTAAAGTTAAAGTTGTTAAGACCGAACCTATGTATGAGGTTACGGTTAATCCTATAGATAAAGTTCCACAGATGTTTATTACTCCATTGAGTGCATCATTATATGGTTCACCTAGCGTAACTGATTGGACTGTTCCAACTTATAACACAACGATAAGTGGTACGGCATCTCCTGATATTCTTATGGAGTATCCTACTTATAACACAACAGTAAGTGGTACTGTATCACCTAAGTTTATAATGACATATCCTACTTACGATAATTTTAAAAGCAAATACATACCAAGAGCAACTGCTAGTTTTGAGTCTGAATACTTAACGTATGGATTACGACTTGATTTAAATACAATAAAAGAATCGGCCGAATATCTAACACATGAAACATTAATTGATTTAAATCAAAATGTTACTTCATCAGCCGAATATTTAACTCACAATACTGAAATTCCATTAACACAATCATTACTACAATCCGCAGATTATGTAACCCATAAAACATCGATTGTTGTAGATACTGAGAGAAGTATGTCAGGTACATATCAGTTACAAGACCAACAAAATATATGGTCTACTCCAAAAGATTTAAATGGTAATTTTTATTTACTAAATACATCATTTAGAGTTACTCAATCTATATTTGTAGAAAAAAGTGATTTAGAAGAAAGAGGATTAATTCGAGCAAAACTTCCATATAAACCATCTTCATACAAGTTTGATATACTAATACCAAAAGAAGGTGGTGATGTGGGATATGGTGTTGGTTGGATTACTGGTTCAAATGGTAGTTGGAATTACAACCCACTAGGAACATCGATAATTAACCAACGAAATGCACAATATGCAAGAACTACAAATTACTTCTATAGTTCTTCCGTATCCGCTTCTATGGGATTATCATATTCATCATCTCTATCCCCATCACAGGTATCAACAGATAATCTACCATTGGCAGTTGAGAATTTAAGATATTTAGGTTGTAAGATGAGTTCTGATTCATTGACAACAAATTCCACACAAACTCCTGATGGTAAACCTGTAATAGAAATATTTGAAGCTGACCCAAATGTACTAATCAATACATCACAAACAGCTGAAGATGGAAACTTAGATGTAGATACTAATACAGGAATCGCTACCATTAATGTTGATGATTTAAAAATATCTGAAGAAATTAGATATCAAAGAGAATTGGAGTACAGAGCGGAAGTTCAAAAGTTCCGTAGAGAAATTGCAAGAATACAACAAATAGAAAACTCACGAAGAGCTGAATTTGATTTAAGATTACAAAACTCAGAAGATATTAGTAATAGAGAATCAGCAAGACAAGATGAATTTGATGTTGTAAACGACCCAATTGTTGTTAAAAAAGAAATCGAAGAAAAAGAAGTACGAGAAGAAGAAAAATTCATTCAACCAGAAGAACCAGAAGAAGTTAAATTCTTAGATGGTCAACCAATTAATGTTGAGAGAAAAGAAGAAATTGAAAAAGAACAAACTTCTGAATTAATTCAAAAATTAAACGAACTTCCAATGGAAGAAAGAGAATCTTTTATAGAAGAAGAAGAAATCGATAAGAGGGTGTTAAGACGATTAGAGATTCCAGTAAGTAAAAAACAAAATGAGAAACGAAATAGAAGAACAAAAAGGAGACGTGACTAATGGCTAAGACACGAAGAGGTAAAGGTAAAGGTAGAAGAGGTAGAGTTAATCCACCTGTTCCACCACGTAATCCAGCTCCACCAGTAACGGAAGAAACGGTAGTAACTCCACCAAGAGTTTCACCACCACTTCCACCTGCTATAAAAGAGCCTGAAGTTAGTAAAACTAAACCAATTGAACCATCTAAGGTAAGTGAGCCAAAGGGTAGTGATTTTGTTGAGGATGTAACGTTAAATGAAATTATAACTACAGATGTTCCTAAAGGTATAGATAAACCTATTGATAATGTTTCTGATGCAACAAACGAAATTTTAAAAGATTCTTTAAAAGAAAATACAAAACCATTATCTCCTGTAAAACCTCAAACAACAGAAGAGGAAATTGATGATATAATCAAAACAGTAGAAAAGGAAGTTGATACTGCACAAAACATTACTGGAACTGATAAGATTGATGATAGTGATAGAACATCATCTGATGATTTAATTGATAAGATAACAGATAAAGAGCAGGTAGTTACAAAAGAAGTACCTGTTGATGTTGTTAAGGCATCCGAATTAGAAGATGAGGAAGAACGAATCCGTTTAGAAAAAGAAGAACTTAAACGTAGAGAGATAGAAGAAGAAAGAAGAAGTGAAAGAGATGATGCGTTGGAAGATGAAACTGAAAGAAGAGAATTATTTGATTCAGATATACTTCAGAGAAAAAAAGAGTTTCAGTTATTAATGCAAGAAAAGTATCCTGAGTTTAGTAAAATTAATACTACAGGTAAAAAGAAACCATCTGAAACTGAATTAAAAGAAATCGAAAGTCAGAGAATTAAAGATAGACGAAAGATACAACAAGATAAAGAAGTTATTAGAAAAGAAAAGGCTAAGTTACAAAAAAGAAAAATTGAAAGATTAAAGAATGAAAGAGTAAGAAAAGCTGAGGAAACTAAATTTAAAGTAAATAGATTAAGAAAATCAGAAGTTCAAACTTTTTTTGAAGGTGATGTATTATTAGAACAGAAAGAGAAACAGGAACGTAATCCTGATGTTAGGGGTGAAACTGATGTTCAAACTAAACGTAGAGAAATCGCTAAATTTGAAAAACAATTAGGTAGAAAAATTGTACCACATAGAGATATTGTTGAAAGTGAAGAATCTGATTTTGATAGAAAAGCTCAAACAGAACCAGATGATATTTTAATAATTGTACCTAAAGACAATAAACCTCTTAAAGATTACAATAAATTAAATAAATTAGTAAATATAAGACGTGGTTTAGCTAAACGTACACCAACAGAAGAAGATTTTATTAAAAGAAGAAAAAGAGGTTCTGAAAGATTTAGAAGAGGAAATTAACTTTTTTAAATAAAATTCTATATTTATTAGAAACCTCATATTTATTAATGGTTGAAAAGAAATTATAAGACTAAAAGGTCAAATTAACTTAAAAATATTTTTTATCATATTTATAAGGGAACAAAGAAAATACAAAAAGGTAACACATTATGGGATATTTAGATAATTCGTCAATAACAGTAGATGCAATCCTTACCAAAAAAGGTAGAGAACTGTTGGCAAAAGGGAGAGACTTTTTCGTAATCAGTCAGTTTGCATTAGCAGATGATGAAGTTGATTATGAATTGTGGAATGCGGCACATCCACTCGGTTCTGATTACTACGGAATCATTATTGAAAATATGCCGATTGTTGAAGCAGTAACTGATGAAAGTTACTCTTTAAAGTACAAACTATTAACATTACCGAAGAATACAATCCGTATTCCTCAGATTTTACCAAACCCAACTGCTATAACGTTGGAAGAGGGTGGTAACAATCAGGTTGTTACGATAACTACTAAAAATGGTGGTAATGAAACATTAGGATATACTGTAACATTAATTAACTCTGATGCCGCGAGTATAATTGGTGATGGAAACGGTATTGCAAATAATGCAGACCCGGTAGGACCAAATGAAGATAAGAGAAGTGTAACCATTAGTACAAATCAAACATTCACAATTACTTCTAAAGTATTGGCGGATAACATAGATATTTCAACTAGAGTTATTATAGTTGGAAACGAAACAGGTGGTAGAGAAGAAATTACACTATCAGTAACTAACAACCCAGATATTACAGTAGGTAACACTATTGGTGGTACATTATAATAAAAATTTAAAAGGATAAAGATATGGCAATTTTACCAGCAGGTTCGTTTAATACATCAAAAAGAGTTTACACAGCATTCAAAGTAGGGGATGTTGTCGAAGGTGGTGTAGAACGAGTGACTAGAGGTCTTTGGAGTGGTAACGTGGGAACGTTAACTTCATTCCATACTTCATCAGCACAATCATCTACTCAAAAACAATATTACTACGAAGTATATAACGGAATTTCGACAAACTCACAAAATGAGAGTCAGTTCTCTATTGCTTACGGACACAACGCAGGTAGTGGTTCATTGGGACAAAACGAAGATTCGCCTTCAAATGCAATCTACTCACAGTACCAACAAATTCTTTTACCTGGAAATCAAAGAACATTTAAGTTTAACTCAGTTGCATCAGAACAAATATATGCACTTAATCTAAACAGAGCTAGATTAAAAGATAGACTTGACCCTGGAAACTTCCAATTAAATTTGGCTAAACTAAGTGGTTCGGCAGTATTACAATACAATACAGGTTCTAACGTTTCAGTACATACTGATAATGAAATTACCTCACTTATTGATGATTCTGCAGATACAGAACAATCAGCTGGACAAGTTGGTAGAGTATATAACTTAGTATCTGGTTCTATTAATAGAGGTGTTTATTCACCAAAAACTTATTACGGAGCTGTATATCCTGAACAAGGTGTTATTATTCTAAACGGTGATACTTTAGATGCATCACTAAACTTTGGTTCGGTAACTGCTTCTAACGTTAATGGTGATAACTCATACAAACTATTCCAATCAATTAGTGGTTCGTATAGTGGAGTAGATGGTGCACCGAGATATGGATTCCAAGCTAGAAATGAAGAAAAAGTACAATCAACATTCTATTTCGTAAGAGCTAAGAATGGTGAGTATAACTTCTCAAACAACCCATCGTATGTAACTGGTTCAAATGGGGCGTTTAGACAAGTATCATTTGCTAACAATCCTAAATCATACATAACATCAGTTGGATTGTTTAATAGTTCACAAGAATTATTGGCAGTGGCTAAGTTATCTAAACCAATTCTAAAATCATTTTCAAATGAAGTTTTAGTAAAAGTTAAATTAGACTTTTAATAACTAACAAATATGTAATTTAAGATGCCGTAAGTGTTTAATATATTTACGGCATTTTTTTTCATTTTATCAAGCTTAGTATTAATAAATTATAAATCCATATTTATAGTAGAATCTAAGGATTAATATATGGCAGAAGCACTAAAACCAATTAATGGCGGTGGACAACAACTCTACCCTTTCAATTCCCATAAAAGGTGGATAGTAACTGATATAGATTACAGAAGTGATATATATCAAACATCCATACTTAAAGGAGTATCGCCTTTATATAAAGAATTAGTTCCTTTATCAAAATCAATAGCAGGTGCTAATGTATCTGATAATACTCAATTGGATAATCTAAATTCTAACTCAACTCCGTTCTTAGGTAGTAAGGAGCAGAAGGTAGTGTGGTCTGGATTAAATCAAACATTCTTTAAACATAGACCTAACAATGAAAGAGATTTATTCGCATCCGCTTCTATAATATCAATACCACATAATAGATTAGGTGATGGTATTTTACCTGGAAGTGTGATAATTGAAGATAAATCTCAAGATGATTTTGTAGAGTATGTTGAGTTGTACGATAGAAAGATTGATGAGTATCATGGTTACATAATTGATAAATCGTTAAACACAGGTTCATATGTTCCGTTTGGTGATTTGATGGGATATTGGGGATTTAACGATGAAGTAACACCTCGTTCCTGCTCATTTGATACAAAGATAGAAGATAGAAGTGGTTATCAAAATCACGCAGTAGGTAGAGAGTTAAACTATCAATCAGGAATTAAAACGACTGGTACATCCTCTGTATATTCAGGAACTAAAGTATCATTTAATGGTTCAAATTCATATATTAAGATAGATGATAAAAAAAGATATTCACCTGTAAAAGGAAATGATTATTCAATATCTATATGGACTGATATGCCAGTATCACAATCTGATGTAACATCTGATTATAATTGGCTTATAAGTAAAAATGGAACTTTTAGAGAAGATTACACAACTAAAAAAGGAGAACCTTTAAATAGACAACGTAATCTAAATACTCCTATATTTCCATATGATTTAAAAGTTTTCAATCAAAATAATTTTAATTCAAATGGTAAGGTAGTTGCAAGTATTGGTGGTGGTACTAAAATAACAGAAATAACCTCATCTACAAAAGTAAATGATGGTAATTCACATCACATCTGTTTTAACAAAACGGGTTCTAATTTAGAACTGTGGGTAGATGGTATTAAAGAAGCTTCTTCATCTTTAAAAGTAAAAGAAATTTGGAATGAGTATGATATTTTATTAGGTTCTAGGTACATTTCTGATTTAGGTAGGTACGGTACAACTCCCAAATCTTTAAGTAAAGAAGCAGAGATATCATCATTTAATACACTATCTGGTTCATTAGATGAATTTAGATACTATAGAAAAGGATTAACCTCAGCTGAGATAAAAGGGTTATCATCTAACGATTACCTAACAGGTTCCGCATATCAAGAAGATATTGTAGGTGAAGTGTTTTACAATCATGGAATCGTAGTTGTATCAGACCCACGTCCAAAATACAAACACATATTAGTAGGTGGTGGAAATTGGGATTACGACTCAAGTAGACTTGGATTTACTGCAAAGTGGAAATCTACTAAAAAATTATATGAAACCGTTGTAATGTGTGAAGTTGGTGCTTCTGAATTTAATATTAGTACAAATGTATCATTAAGAAAAAATAATGATATTAGAGAAATGTTCTTAAAACCATTCGTAACAGGTTCAGATTTTGCTCCATACTTTACAGAAATAGGATTATATAATAAGCAAGGGGATTTACTTGCAATTGGAAAATTAGGTTCTGCCATTCAAAACAGAAACGATGTTGATATAACTATTAAAGTTAGATTGGATATGGATGGCCCATTTGGTGCACCTGGAACAGGTTCACTACAACCAGCTACGGAACATAATATTAAGTTACAAAAAAGACGAGATGGAAACTTTACTTGGAATCCACAAGGTTTTTAAAAATAAAAAGTTATGAATAAAAAAGGAAACTGGTCTCACATCCAAAAGATGAAGGGACATAAAAGTGGATTGGAAACCCGCATAGATGAGCAGCTTAAATCACAAGGTATTGATGGTGAGTATGAAGAGCATGAAGTATCATATACAATTCCAGCAACTACTCATTCTTACAAACCTGACTTCAGATTACCTAATAATATCTTTATAGAATCAAAAGGATGGTTCTTACCTGAAGATAGAAAGAAACATTTATTAATAAAAGAACAGAATCCTGATATGGATTTAAGGTTCGTACTACAATCTCCAAATGGAAAAATATACAAAGGTTCTAAAACCACATATGCACAATGGTGTGAAAAGAACGGATTCAAATGGGCTAAAAAAGAAATCCCACAAGAATGGATAGATGAAAAAGAAAAAGTAAAATTCTTTGGTTAATTCAAATATTTTTTGTATATTTAGAACAATATGGAAGAAAGACTACTCTCTTTACTAGAATCTGTCTTAGGGAAATCTAAGAAAACAAGTGGTGATAACTATGCTTTTTGGTCACCATTTGTGAATCATCATAAACCTAAATTGGAGATAAACATAAAGTTAAACTCTAATGCAGATAACCCTTGGCATTGTTGGATATCGGATGAGAAAGGTAAATCAATTCGTTCTCTATTTAGAAAACTTAAAGTATCTAAGGAGATTTGGGATGAACATAATTCCATATTCAGTAGAAAGTATAGATACAAAACAGATTCAACTACCGAAGAATCTAAGGTAGTTCAATTACCTAAAGAATATATCCCATTGTGGAAACCATCCTCATCGGTAATTAGAAAACACGCATTGTCTTATCTTGACAGAAGGGGGGTATCACCTTCGGAAATTTTAAAGTATCAAATGGGGTATTGTGAAGAGGGTATGTATAAACATAAAATCATAGTTCCATCGTATGATGAGAATGGTATGTTAAATTATTTTGTAGGTAGAAGTTTCTACGATACGACATTTAAACATAAGAATCCAGATGTATCTAAAGATGTGGTGGGATTTGAGATGTTTATTAATTGGGATTTACCAATTGTAATATGTGAAGGAGTATTTGATGCAATAGCAGTTAGAATGAATAGTATCCCATTGTTTGGTAAATCACCACAATCGGAACTACAAAAGAAAATAATTAGTAAGGGTGTTAAAAGTGTATATCTAGCATTAGATTCAGATGCTTTTAAGAACTCACTCCGATTCGCAGAATCCCTTATGAATAACGGAGTGGGAGTTCACATCGTTGAACTAAAAGATTCAGACCCATCAGATATGGGTTTTAAAAATATTAATGAAAAGATAGAAAATACCGAATTACTTTCACTAAGGAAGTTAATGGAGTATAAGTTATTAGGTGTATGAGAAAATCGAAGAGAATTAAGTATGATGGTACAATCAAAAAGATTTACCACATAGCTGATGTACATATCAGAAATTTAAAAAGACATAAAGAATATAGGGAAGTGTTTTCCCATCTTTATGATTACATTTCCACTACAAAAACAGATGATTCCATCATTGTATTATGTGGGGATATTGTTCACGCAAAAACGGATATGACTCCTGAGGTTATAGAGATGACACAGACATTTCTAAAATCTCTATCAGATATGTTACCAACTATTTTGATACCAGGTAACCACGATGCTAACTTAAATAACCCACATAGATTAGATGCGTTATCACCAATTGTAAATGCATTAGGACATCCTAATCTACATTATCTGAAGGATGATGGAGTTTGGAAGATGGGTGGAATTTCCTTTTCACACTCATCGGTTTTTGGGGAATCTAAGGAAATTATCCCATCTGAAGAGGTACATGGTGATTATAAGATTGCTCTATATCATGCTCCTGTCGATAAGGTAAAAACAGAATACGGATTCCAATTAGAGAATAAAAACGTAAAAGTAGATTCATTCGATGGATACGATTTAGTACTATTAGGTGATATTCACGTACCAAATCAATCACTAAACGATGAGGGTACGATTAAGTATTGTGGTTCTACAATTATGCAGAATCATGCTGAAGCTAAGTATCCTGAGCATGGAATCTTAGTATGGGATGTTCAAACCAAAGAATCGGAATTCGTTCCAATTCACAACGATTATGGGTATGTGACCATTGATGTTGAGGATGGTAAGGTAATTGGTAATCCAAAGATACCAAACAAATCTCGAATGAGAATTAGAGCAAAAGATACATCTCAATCTCAATTAAAAAAAATATTATCTGAGTTAAAATCTAAAACAAAAGTACAAGAAGTATCAATACAGAAGGTATTAGCTGATACAAAGGATAGTTCTCAAACATCATCTATAGTTCTTCAGAATGTAAGAGATATCGCATTTCAAAACCAACTTATAGAAGGTTATCTATCGGATAGATATGTGGTTGGTAAAGAAGAATTAGAGATTATTGGTGGTATTAATCAAGATATCAACAATAAGTTAGGAGCTCGACCAGGTCTGAAGAATATTATATGGAAACCAAAAACATTTGAGTTCTCTAATATGTTTTCATATGGTGAAAATAATGTAATAGATTTCAGTCAAATGAAAGGTGCTTATGGAATCTTCGCTCCAAATGCAAGTGGTAAATCATCATTGTGGGATGCTCTATCATTCTGTTTATTTGATAAGTGTT